ATAAGTTTGCCAAAAACCTCCTCCACCTCCTCCGCCACCGCCAAAGGACTTAAAGGAGTTCCAAGTAGAACCACTACCTCCAGCGCCACCGTTTTCCTTGTAGTTATTGCCACCATCATTACCTGATGCACTAAACCCATTTGAAGATGTTCCAGCACCACCAGGAGCGCCTAGACCATTAGTATTTGTTCCACCTGAGAAAAGGCTATTTGCACCGCCTGCTGATGCAACAAACTTATCTGCCCCAATACCACCACCGCCACCATTTGCTGAAATACTCACAGATGGTGATGCTCTTACGATAGACGAATTTCCTCCACTGATACCTTCAGTGCGATTGCCTGCTCCACCACTACCAACAGTCACAACATATGTCCCTGAAACAGCAGAAAAAGAAGATGATAGAAACGAACCAGCCGCACCACCGCCACCGCCATTAATGATAGTTTCAAATGAAGAGTAGAAGAACGCTCCGCCTCCACCGCCTCCACCTGCTACAACGAGAGTCTCAACAGTCTTGGAACCCGAAGCAACAATAAAGTCTCCTGAAGCGTTAAAAGTATGGTAACGATAACCACCGCTATCTGTAGTAGTACCACCAGTAGCAGAAAAAGCAACGGCACCTTTCATGCTCCCAATTAAGCCAGCAAGTGCACCAGTCATTAGGTCAAGCCGTTCCCGCTAATAATCCATGCTGTTGAAGCAATCTTAACAGCAGTAGCCATACCAAATGGGGCAAGAGTTCTAGAACCAGTTGTTCCAGGGCCAGCAAGATACATAGTGTCAGGGGATGTAATCGCAATAGTTACTGTTGCACCCGAACCAGCAACAAACGAAATAGTTGTACCAATAGGCATAGCAACATTAGAATTAGCAGGAATAGTTGCTGTACGAGTTGAAGTAGAATAAATGTGTTTTCCAGCATCAGAAGCAACAACTGCTATATTACTAGTCAAACTAGCATTCTGAGGCAGACCCATGTAACCGACACCACTAGCGCCAGTTGAAGTTGTTGCAGCAGTAGGACTTCCAGTAAAATTTGTAGCAGTAACAGTTCCAACGACATGCAGTGCTGTAGAGGGTGTAGTAGTACCGATTCCAAGACTGCCTGCCAAATAGTTAGGTGCAGTACCACTCATATATAGGTTGTAACAGTTGGTAGCATTTGCAATATCGCCAAAGAAACCGTAGTTGTTAGTAGCACCAACTACGCCGTTTTCAACGAAAAACCCATATTGATTGACGACAGTTGACCCACCACCCAAAGCAACACCAGCAGCAGTAAAATGAGACAAAGTAGTTAAGGTAAAACTTGTTGCTGCTGTTGACAAAGCAGAATAATAACCTGTTGCTGAACTTGTAGTTGTGTTTGGAATTGTTCCTTCACTTCTAAATGCTTGTGTCACAGAGCTTGAACTTGGGAGAGTGCCGCTAACAAATACTTTGACATAAGCAGGGTTTGTCCCGCCAATACCAACAGCACCCGATGAGTCAACCTTAAACTGTGATGTTCCACCAGAGTTCTGAACATCAAAGAAATCACCTGATTGTGTTGCGTGACCTTTAACGACGAACGCTTTATCGGCAGCAGTTGTGTTTGTAATCTGTGCCATCGCACCACTAGTAAGTGTTGCACCAACACCCAAGCGACCTAAAAGATGGTTGGGTGCAGTACCATTCATGTATAGGTTATAACGGTTAGTGCCATTAGCTATGTTGCCCTGAAAACCATAAGCAGTAGTGATAGTTCCGCTAGAGTTTGAACCTACGGCACTTGATGCAAGAAATCCTACGCTAGTGGAAAGCGTTGTGCCAAGACCAATTGAAAAAGGGTTAGCATAAAAATGAATTAATTGAGTGTATGTGTTTGAACCTGCTGGAAGTGCTGGCAAGGACCAAAAACTTTTATAATCCAACATTGTTGATGAAAGTGTTTGTCCTGCTGCTACTCCAGAACCTGAAGCACTAGAATCTGTAGTACCGCCAATAATTAGTTTAGTTCCAGCAGAAGATGTTGTGCCAATACCAACTTGACCATCGGAATCAATACGCATACGCTCACTAGGAATACTTGAACCAGAAGATGTTGTAGAAAATATCAAACGACCAGGCATAGCACTGTTTGCAACCGTTCCATCGCAAGCTGCAGAAATTCTTGCACCCTCAACAAACTTTGTTCCATCAGTTCCACCAAATTGTATAGCTGCAAAACCATCATTATTTACTACAGCAGTATAGTCGCCAACAGTAGTTCCCCTAGACTTTCCAAAAGTTGCAAATACAGGGTTGGCATCTCCTGACCACATAAACCCACCAACAGAACCAGTGAAAATATCAAAAGCGTAAGACGCAAATCTAGGATTGGAGTTGTAGGGTCCAAAAGACATACCTGTATTAATAGTGTTTCCACCTGCTCTTACGGTACCACTCCCAGTAATTACAAAAGGTGTACTGTCGGGGTTCGCTGAATCCTCAACTAACAACGTATTACCAGTACCAGTCTGAGTAATACGAACAAGTTCTGAAGAACTAGAGCCTTCAACTGTTAAATCTGTTAAAAGTGATTGACCTTCTACGGCAAGATAGTTAATCATTTACTACCCCAAATATTCAACACCAGTAATTGTAGTAGTAACATTACCAGTATGACTCATATAGATTGAGTATCCATTACTTAAAATAAGATTAGTATCAATTTGAACAACATTACTGGCTGGAATAGATAAAGTACTTATATAAAGATTATTTTCCGCAGCAGAGCCAGCTGGTGCAATTATGTTAATAGTAACTGTTTTAACAGTAGTTGTATTCGCATTACAGACACTAATATTTTTTACAATAGTATAATTACCAGAAGTGCTGTTGGCAGTATAAACGTTAGCAGCACTAGTATTTCCTATAAAAAGAGTTTTTGGTGTTAAAGAAGCCATTTATATCCCCACCCATAAAAGAACTTGAGTATCATAAGTTGTAGTATTCATATCCTGAATACTAGTCGCATCAAGAATATGATCAACAGTTGCATTATTGCTATGAGCAACAGCAGCAACACCATCATACCCCCTGCTAGAAACAGTTAAAGTATTTGCTGATCGCGAAGCAATAAGAATCTTTTCTTCACTAAGAGTACCACGATCAATAACAATAACAAAATCATTTGAAGAACCCGTTGGAAAAGTAGAACCATTAGTCAAACTAATAGAAGTAGCACTATTGCTAAGACTAGCAGATAAAGTAGTTGAAACTACATTGCCTAAAAATTCTCGTCTTTCCATATTAGTCGAGGCTAACCACCAAAGCACCAGAAGCAATTCTAATTGAGTCGCCAGCCGTAACAGTACGGCTAGATGTTAAAGTACCCCAGTAGAGAAAGTTGCCTGCTGTATTGGCATCAAGAATTGCTACAGCAACAACAGTAGCTGCTGGCATAGTATTAAAATCAACGTTAGTATTATTACTTGTTGAACCAGAAGATGCAGCACTAAAAGTAATAGTTTGACGTGCATAAGAACCGCCAGTTACTTCTGTTCCACCACCTGTATCTGATGGGGCTACAGTATAAAGTGCAGCATAAACAGTTGTTGGCTTAGTGAACGTTGTAGTACCAAGCGAATGGTCAATTAACTTATTTTCCAAATAATTAGATGCGGAACCCGCCATTATTAACTCTCCTCAGCAAGTTGTTCAAGCTCCAATTGATCAGGAAGTCTAAAATTATCTAATGTTAAAAGATGATCCGCTTCCTCAATTGGGATTTGATGAATTCTTTGCTCTTGTGAAAACTGATACCCAGTAGGTGTAACATAGCCATAGCCAGAAGAAAAGTAAATAAACTTATATCCGGGCTGTGCTACTGCAACATCAAAATCTCTATCGTTCTTTTCTTTTGTGATCTTAGGAGCAGCAGCTTTTTTAGGAGCAGCAGCTTTCTTTGCAACTGGCTTTTCATCAGTTGTCTCAGCATTTGTGTCGGTTGATTTAATAACATTATCGGTCATAGTATAAAATTGTACCACATATTTTATTCAATACAAAGCAAAGAACCCCAGTTTTCACTGAGGTTCAAAGCCGAACGTTTTAATTGTAACTATAACGCCCTAAGGTATTAGAGAGTACGAAGCTTGACATTCTTTGCGATTACATACGAGTCAGCATTCTCAATATTGGATGCAACTCTCATGTACTGTGTGTACTCAATGGTGTCAGTCTTTGGCTTGAACTGACGGTACACGGTGATGTCGCGATGGATACCGATAACACGGTTGTTCGGGAACGTAAGTTCCACATAACCATGTGAACCAGCAGCACCAGAGTAGTCACCAGTAACAGTTTCAGGCATCAAAGGAACTTCCACCAACGAAATACCGAATGGCGAAAGACCAGTAGAACCAGGACCACCATTTCCACGCATTGAGCCTTGGAAATAAGCAGCATCACCTGCAACCGAAGCAGGTGATGGAGCACCAGCAGTAGCAAGAGTAGCCGAGTTCGGGTTGCTCAAACTGTAGATTGAGTCCTGAACAACGCCTGAACCAGAGAAATACTTCAGTTCATTACGGCGCTGCAAGTACTTGGTCGGCAAGTTACGAAGAACGCGGTCATATGTTGCACGCGAAACGTTATTGCCAGCCTCGTCAACTACGCGACCAGAAGCCTTAGCCAACTTCACAAAGCCATCAAGAGCCTTGAGAAGTGAGTTTGCCGAAGAAGTATTACCATTGATGAACAAATCATCCATATCATTAGCAGTTTGACGTGCCATAATCTGAGCGATATGATCTTCCAATGATGCTCCCTCAATGTTATCTTCCAAAGACTCAGTACTGAGTGCCCAGTCAAGACGAAGCTTGACAGTACTCAAAGAGACCTTGGTGAATGTAACAGCAGCATTTGCGCCAGTGTCACTTGCCTCAGTTGCCTTTGCAAGCAAACGAGTGCCAACGGAAGTCTTATCAATTTCCATTTGCGCTGCGCGCATACGAACCACTCTTGAGTTCTGCATGAGCACTGATTGATCAACCACGAAGTCAATAAAACGATTTGACTGCTCTGGCTTCATTAAACCACCAGAATCATTACCTACCACGCTGGTAGTTACTTCATCTGCTTTACTTAAAATTTCTTGTTGAGTTGCCATAGTATTATTCCTCCTAATTATGACTGATAACCAAGTGCGCTAATTAAGCCTTGGGGTAAATAAACGTTGTTCCACACAGAAGTAGATGCGGACTTAATAAGTTCCTCTTCATCAGCGTCATCTTCAGGGTCAACACTTTTCTTGATTGCACCAGATGTAGCAATTGTATTGACCTTTTCTTCTTGGTCAGCCAAAGACTTCTCTGTTGCTTCTAACTTTGCTTGAAGATCAGTTGTCTGAACTTCAAAACTCTTGGTAATGCTGTCAATCTTTTCTTGAACAGTAGCTTCCACTTCTTCTTTAATTGAAGTAGCGAAGTTAGCCAATTTCTCGTCAACCACAGCACTAAGAGCATCTTTAAGGACTTCAATATCCATTTCTTCCTCCAATGTGTTATCACTTACTTCAACTTTATATTCTGTTGAAGTTGCTTCTTCTACATCTTGAACAACCCAATTAATAAACCTCTTCAAAAGAGAAAGTTTATTGTAGTCTTGTTCTTCCATGCTTAAGATCGTATCATATTGTACATCATTTTGCAAGATATCTGCTTGCATTTTAGTAATATTTGTATCTTCTTCACTTACAAATTTTTGGATGTCACCAATAGGTGCTGAATTGTTAAGCATATCAGCTAATGCTTGCATAATATCATTCATTGGAGTTGAATCTACTTCAGTAGAATCATCTTCAGTAGACTGCATTTCAGGAATTTCAATACCAGCAGCCATCAATGATGAACGCAACTGCCAATCCCACTTCTCATGCTGATCAATTCTTTCTGCATAGAAGTTAGCAATACCTTGTTCATTATTTGTATTTGCTACATTAAATCCTTGCTTAAGAATATCAATAAAATCAAGATTCTTTGTATACAAATTGTATGCAAGTTCTTTTGCATCAGATGACTGTGAATCATCTTCATAAAGAGATGAGTCTTCCATATAAGTCAACCCAGGAGGGAAACCGCCAAGTTTTCTGATATTCTCAGCAAATGGGTCAATTGATCCATAAATATCTTCATAAATTTCTTGGAACAAATTATGGTATTCAAAAAAGTCTGGTCCTTCTACATTCCAATGTGCTCTATGCGCTGAGAAATATAGAATGGTTGCATTTGTCAATGAGTTAGTTAATTCATCAATAACACTCAATTGACTGTCTGTACTTTTTTTCATAACGGTCTCCTTTTTCTTTCCAATCCTCTTCTTCTTTTTAGGCTTAATAACTGCTGAAGGATTGCCATAGCCCTGTTGAGGATTTTTAAGACCAGAATTCATATCAGTTGTTGCAACTTCACCTTCTTTAACAAGTTTATCAGGAATACTGCAACCA